TGCATATCTTGCGGTAAGATCACAAACGAAATGGATGGGGGGCATTTTAAAAAAGCAGAAATTTACAGCGGTGTTATATTTAACGAAAGTAACTGTCATAGCCAGTGTCGAAAATGCAACCGCTTTCAAAATGGTAACGAACTTAATTATAGGCTTGGATTGATTGAAAGATATGGCCTAGAATATGCTAATAATATTGAAAAGTTAGCTAATGAAACAAGAAATCATAAATTTACTAAAGAATATTTGATTGAAAAAAAAATGCAATATAATTTAAAATTTAAAATAAATAGAAAATGATAACGCCTTACTCAATAAAAGTACAATTGTGGTTAGAAGAGGATGATGACCCGCTAGGAATGTCTGGTAGGTTTATAGAACTAATAATTAAAGTAGATTCTATAGATGGATATTGGGAAGAATCAGAAGATGAAATTTCCTTGCTAATATCAGGCAATGTGTTTTATGTAGAAAATGAAGAGAGTTTAATTAATTTTTTAAAACAATATTTTAATCCAATTAAATTATGAAAGTAAAAACAAATTTACAAAGAATAGTGAGAATTATGAATCATTTGCATCGACGAGGTAACAACAGCGAAAGAGTAAATGAAATTTACCGCAAAATAATTAAATGCAAGTGTTAAATAAATCACAATGTTTTTAATAAAAGTATTGTTTTAATTAAAGTTATTTGTATCTTTACACCAGCAATAAAGCTAAACAATAAAAAAAATATTATGAAAACTTACTCAATTATCAAAAGAATTTTTGGAAAAGAATTAAAACAAGTAAATGTTAAAATTTACGCAACAAAAGAAGCAGCTACAAATGCAGGTAATTATTGGGGAAATGATTGTACCATTCACTCACGAATTAGAAGCCTTAGAAACTTTGAAGTTATAGAAAATAAATAAAAATTATGAAAAACAGTAACTTTATTTTACGTTTAATTTTTAATATTTAAAAGAAATCGTAAACACATAAATTCAATAAATTAAAATAAAAATGTTAGAAAATAAAAAAGCAGGTAGAAAAAAAATACAATATAATCAAAAGTCTTTACAAAAAAAAGTTCCTTATGATATTTATAAAGATTGTATGAAGTGGTTAAACGACCAAGTTAAAAAATATCAATTAAATAATAAATAGTTATGAAACCAAATTACGAAATTACTCATAGTGGTATTAATAATCCAGAAACTTTATTAGTTGCTAACTTTAAACGGCTAAATGAAGTTTGTTTTTACGGATGTGAAGTTAACAGAGATAACGTCATAGGGAAATGGAACATTAAATACAAATAATCATGAAATACGAAATAACAAAAGAACAATTAATAAGCCTTACAAATCCTACAGTAAAAGAGATGTTTACAGAGGCGTATGTGAATTTTTTAGAAGTTGATAAGTGGTATAAATCTAATTATGGAAATTTAGTTTTTAATAACGGTAATTTTGAAATTAACGGGACTTATGGTTTTGCATATTCTACAAAAGTTTTTTTAGATAAAATTACTTTTAATAAAGATTTTACATGGCAACTAGCAACAAATGCTGAATTGCTAGAAGCATTAACTAAAGAGGCTAAGGAAAGATGTTATGAAAAAGGTTTTTATTGGTTTTTAAATGATGATATTGTAGTTATTGAAGATGATACTTTTAGATTAGCTAATTTTAAAAATCCTTCTTTGGTAATGGGAAATCAATATATTTTTGAAAACGGAAAATGGGCTCAAATAATCAAGAAAAAATTATTATAATGAAAATATCACAACTACCACAAGAGGTAAAAGACAAAGCATTGGAGTATCAAAAAAACAGTAATAAATTTTGGGATAAAAAAACAGATTCATTATCTTTAGCTTTTGATTGGGAAAATACAAAAGAAGATAAATATTACTGGGAAGAATGGGCTAGAAAAAAAATTAATATTAAAAATTTACTAGAAATAATATACGACAAAATATCAAAGTATTTATTTGGTGGAATTAATTGTAACCCTAAAGGATAAAATAATGAAAAAGTTAAAAAAATTATCAGAAACAATGGGCAATGCAGATTTTTTAGTTGGGACTTTAATATTAGGTTTCTTTTGCATGGCTATTATGTGGGGCGTGATGGAGATAATATTTGAATTACTAAGGCTAATTTTTAATTTATAAATTTTGTACATTTGAATCAAATATTGAATTGTATTGATTATGAATAATAGATCGTCAAATGGTGGAAATAGTACCAAGGCTTTAGGATTAGATAAGAGGAAGAATCCTTTAAAAGATGTCTTTAAAACAGTAATAACTCCAGAAGAGATAAAAGCTCTTTTTATAATGTTATACACAAAAGCTATTGAAGAAAAAGATATAAATGCAACGAAGATACTACTACAGTACTGTATCGGTATGCCAACTCAAATGGTAGTTCAAGAAAATATTAACTATAAAGAAAAAGAACTTTCTGAGGCTGAAATAAAGCGAATAAAGAATGAAGTAAATGAAACTTACTAATAAGCAGAACTACATAAAGATATGGTCTGAAAGGCATTTGCTTAACTTTACCAGATACATATACAAAGAGAATCACAGGCGCACTTTTACGGTAGCGCCTCACTTTGTTTTAATGGCTAACGCATTAATGAAAGTTATTAACGGAGAAACTAAGCGGTTAATAATAAATATACCGCCACGCTACGGAAAAACTGAATTAGCTGTTAAAATGTTTATTGCTTACGGTTTAGCAATTAATCCTCAATCAAAGTTTATTCATCTTAGTTATTCGGATGATTTAGCATTAGATAATAGCAGTCAAACAAAAGAATACATTGAGAGCGATAGTTTTCAATCTTTATGGAATATGGAACTTAAAAAGGATTCCAAAGGTAAAAAGAAATGGTATAATAATTATGGCGGTGGTGTTTATGCTACAGCTTCTGGTGGCGCAATAACAGGTTTTGGTGCGGGTGTTACCGATAGCGAAATATTTAGCGGTGCTATTATTATAGATGACCCATTAAAGCCAGATGATGCCTATAGCGAAACTAAAAGAAAAGCTATTAATGAAAGATATAACGGAACTATTAGAAGTCGTGTAAATGATAGAAATACTCCTATAATAGTTATTATGCAAAGACTGCATGAAGATGACATGAGTGGCTTTCTTTTGGATGGTGGAAGTGGCGAAGAATGGGAGCATTTATGTTTACCCGCATTAGATAAAAACAATTTACCACTATGGGAGCAAAAACACACGTTTGATGAATTAGAACAAATAAGACAGGCAAGTCGTTATAATTTCGCAGGACAATATATGCAGATACCCGCACCAGAAGAGGGTGGGGAATGGAAAAAGGAATGGTTTAAGATAATAGATAAAAAAGATTTGCCGCCTGCTATTGAGTGGGAAATGTTTATTGATGGAGCGTACACAAAAGACACTAAGAACGACCCTACAGGAATACAAATAGGAGCGAAGATAGGTAACAACTATGTAATTTATTCAAGCATTGATAAATACCTTGAAATGCCCGAACTAATTAAATTTATACCTGCTCACATTAGCGCATTAGGGATAAAGGTAAAAATGATTTATGTAGAGCCTAAAGCAAGTGGGAAGTCTATAAAACAGTTAATACAATCTCAAACTAAACTAAACATAGCAGAGATTAAAAGTAATTTTGTGAGCGTTTCTAAAATAGAAAGAGCTAGAACTACAGCGCCATATATTGAGAGTGAACGTGTTATATTAGTTAAAGGTTCTTGGAATGATGCTTATCTTCATCAAGTTGCAATGTTCCCAAATGCTAAGCACGATGAACATATTGACCTTACTGCATACGGTGTTGAAAAAAACTTAATTACAGTTGAGAGTTTCTTCTTTTAAATATATTAAATATAATTAGTATATTTGTATTATAAACACTATTATGGCGAATAGATTTTCTAGTGCATTTAATGCGTTAATTGGTAAAGATACAGTAGTTAATAAGCTCAACGAGGCTATATTTAGTATTTTTGGTGGAGGTTTCACAAGATACGATAATACAAATACAGAGATACTTAATAAAGGATATGGAGACAATCCTGATGTATTTGCGGTTATAAATCAAATGTCAGTTAAAACCGCATCTATTCCTTATTCGATTAAAAAAGTTAAAGATAAAAAGGCAAGAAACGAACTAATTAATCTTTATAAAGCAACTAAAAACAATCTTAGTTACTTACAAAACAAAACAAAACTATCTTTACTTACTAAGGCTTATGATGATGAAGAGCAGGTATTTCCAATGCTTGAGCCTAACCCAAACCAAACTTGGGGCGATATATTAGCCCTTTACAAAACTTATCTTAAAACTACAGGTAATTGTTATTTTTATAAAGTATGTCCTAAAGAAGGTCCTAATGCTGGTGTACCTTTGCAATTGTATGTACTCCCTGCGGATAAAGTAGAGATTGTGCTTAAAACAGGAACTTTAATGTATGGTTTAGAATCTCCTATAGACCATTATATTATTTACAATCTTAAATCATTTGTTGAGTTTTATCCTTACGAGATAATTCACATAAAACGTCCTAATCCTTTCTATGATGAAATGGGTAGGCACTTGTACGGTTTAAGCGAACTATCGTCAGCGTTAAGAAATATACAAACATCAAATGAAGCAATAGACAACAACGCTAAGACAATGAGTAATAGTGGTGTATTTGGCTTTATACATGGAAAAGGAACTCCATTAAGTGCTGAGCAGGCTATCGGGATAAAAGATAGAATAAAGCAGATGGATAGCGAGAAGGGAAGGTTTGCTAATATCTCTGGTTCTAGTGGTGAGTTAGGATTTACACGCATATCTCTTACTACAGATGAACTAAAACCTTTCGAATATTTAGCATTTGATAGAAAGACTATTTGTAATGTATTGATTTGGAATGACGAGTTATTAAACAATGATAGTGGAAGTGGTTTAAATAGCAGCGATAGTTTAAAAGCCGCACAAAAAAGGGTTTTAACCGATAACATTATGCCAGATTTAATGCTTTTTAGCGAAGCATTTAGCAAAGGATTTATTCAGAAGTTTAAAGGATACGAAAATAGTATAATGGAATTTGATGCAAGCGAATTGCCAGAGATGCAGGAGGATATGGGTTTTATGGTTAATTGGTTAAGTAAAGCACCTATAACGCCTAATGAGTTTAGAACTGCTTTAAAATATGAAACATCTGATTTAGAAGGAATGGATAATATTTATATGCCAATGAACTTAATGCCTATAGGAGTAGATACAGTAAGCAATACAGATATTAATCAAGCATTTGAATGACAACTGATCAATATAGAAAGACTTATAGTATCCTACAAAATAGTTATGAGAAGCAAGCCTATAGAATTGTAAAAAAGCATTTAAAGATGATAATAAAAGGCTTATCTTTAGGAAATGTAACGGTTGATAATGCTCAAATGACAGTAGATGATGGTTTTGATAAAAAACACGTTAAAACTATGTATTTAGAGCTTTACAAGACTATAGGTTTAAAGCATGGTGAGTTTGTCGTTAGAAACATAGACAATGACACAAAAGATATAGGTTTGACGTTTTTTGAAGTGTTTTTTAATAATCTTATTAATACGGTATTGATAAATAGTATAGGCTCTAGAATTACAACGGTATCTGAAACTATGATTGATGAGATAGTTAAAATAATTAAAGAAGCATATAATACTGAGGATTTAAACATAATGCAAGTTAGAAAATTAATTTATGATAAGGTTAGAGATAATAACTTTTATAGGTGGCAGGCTTTAAGAATAGCACGCACTGAAACAACAACCATCAGCAATTACGCTACATTGCAAGCGGGAAGAGCAAGTAGGTTAGTAATGACAAAAAAATGGGTGTCTATTCAAAGCGAACGAACAAGGGTTACACCTGAAGACCAATTCGACCATTTAAATATGAATAATAATACAGTTGATTTAGAAGATTTATTTGTTGTTAATGGTAAAGATGGTGATAATGCAGTTATGTATCCTGGAGACCAAGAACTAGGATTGGCGGGTAATATAATAAATTGTCGCTGTGCTATGACATTAGTACCAAAGAGAAATGCAACGGGTGGGTTAATAAGAAAAGAACAATAAATAAATAAACAAATGAAATTTAAACAAATTGCATACGATTTAAAAGATTTAGACGAAAGCAAAGGTATAGTAATGGCGTACGCTAATGCTTACAATAATACAGATGCTGATGATGATATTTCAATGTTTGGCTCTTTTGACAAAACAGTAAAGGAAAACTTTAAAAGAATTAGAGTTCTTAAAGACCATAATTCTAACATGATGCTAGGCGTTCCATTAGAGATAGATACAATGGATGAGTACGGTCTTATGACGACATCGCAATTCAACATGAATAAAGAGATGTCTAGGGATATGTTTACCGATGTCAAAATGATGTTTGAAAACGGTATGAACGCAGAGCTATCTATAGGATACCAAGTTATGCAAAGAGACCAACGCAATAAATCAATGATAACCGAATATAAATTATTTGAATATTCATTCTTAACTTCGCATGCTGCTAATGAATTAGCCACTGTGCAGGGAATGAAAGGATTAAATAGTTTTTATGGAATCATGGAGATAGCACAAAAGGCATACAATTTAGACTATTCAGACACTCGTTTAAGAGAGTTGGAAACAATATTAAAAGCACTATCTAAAGAGCCGATAGAAACTATCACTTTAAATGAACAGCCGCTTATTTTAGACACGTTAAAATCATTTAAATTTTAAAACAAAACAATGGAAGCATTAGAAATTAAAAACGCTTTAGAAGCGATTAAGTTGCAAGTAGAAACTAAATCTACTGAAAACGCAACAGAGGTTAAGGGTATGATTGAAAGCCTAGAGGGTAAGATGGTAAAAGGTGCAGACCTTGAAGACATGAAAGCAGAATTAAGACTAGAGCTAAAAGCCATCCAAGATTATGCTGATTTATTAGATGTTAAATTAAACGAAAAAAAGGGAACAGAAGTGAAAGAAGGTAAAAGTTACGGTGAGGTAGTTGTAAAATCAATTAAAGAAAATGCTGCAGCAATTGGAGAAGTAGGAAACAAGTCTACTAAATTGCAAATTGACATTAAAGCAGTTGGAAACATGACTTTAGGCGCAAACCTAACAGGAGACCAAAACAGAGATTACTCTGATAACATTCAAATTGTTCCTTCTCAGTTACTAAACTTTAGTGATTTAGTTTCTACAGTTGCTATCTCTGGTGGTACTTATACCTTTCCAAGAGAGACAACAAGCGAAGGGTCTATCTCTACTGTTGCGGAAGGTTCTGATAAGTCACAAATTGACTATGACATAACAATGGTAGATGTATCTACTGATTATTTGGCAGGTCGTGCTGTTTACTCTAAGAAAATGCGTAACAACTTACCATTCCTTGAGTCATTCATCCCACGTGCTTTAAGACGTGATTATTTCAAGGCTGAAAACGCTAAATTTAGTGGAGAACTAGCTGCTGTAGCTACTGCATCTGTTTTAACAAGCGGTAATAGAATTGAAAGATTAATTCAAAACGTTGCAGTTTTAGAAGGAATTGACTATGCAGTTAATGGAATTGTCATTACCCCAGCTGATTATTGGGCTATTATGTTGATTGAAAAATCTACAGGTGCAGGATATGGCTTACCGGGTATTGTAACTATGGAAGGTGGTACACTTAGAGTTAATGGTATTCCTTTGTTTAAAGCTACATGGTTAGCTGCAAACAAGTATTTTGTAGGAGATTGGTCTTATGTTCAAAAGGTTGTAACCGAAGGACTAACTCTAGAGTTCTCTACAGAAGATAAAGATAATTTTTCAAAGAATAACATTACGGCTAGAATTGAGTCTCAAATCGCACTAGCAGTTGAAAGACCTAATGCTGTAATATTTGGAGATTTCACAACTGTAGCATAGTATTATAGGTTTTATTTTAAACCCACTAATTAATTTTAGTGGGTTTTTTTATAAATTTTAAGACATTTATATCGATTAGCAATAAGTTATAAAACATTAAAAAGATTTTATAACATTTTATATAAGTAATGGCTGTTATTGGATTTCAGCAGAAAATAAGTCCTTCATATTTCGTTTAGTTTTTATAATTAATTTTTCGTATCGGCAACTGCACCAAGCGGCGGGAGCGTTAACAAATGTATAAATACTTTTTAAATAAACAATACTTTATTTAATTTATTTACAAAAATAATTATAAAATATTTATTTGTATATTTGATAAAAATATTATATTATGAAAATAAAATTTTTATTAGAATCAATGGGTCACGACATTTTGTATAAAGTTGGGGATATAGCTGACTTAGGAGATAAAAGAAATAAAAGTGCAGTAGAGCGTGGGAGAGCTGAATGGGTTGTAGAAGATGTTAAAGAAGTTAAAATACTTAAAAAACTTAAAAAAGTTAAATAATGAGTTATTTATCAATAATTACATTAGCACAAGCAAAGAGGTATCTAAGGATAGATGAAGATCAAAACGAAACAGACGACGAAATTATATCAATGATTGAGGGGTCTTTGTCATTTATTGAGAAACGTACTAATCATATACTATATCCACGAGATAGAACTTACTATGCTGATAGTATAGCAAATGTTTACGACTTTCCAATTAACACAATACCTTCAACTTCTGTACAACTAATTTACAGCACCTATTCCGCTATAACGACATTAGATAAAGTTGTTGTGTTAAATATCGGATACAGTAACGTAGCTAATATTCCAGAGGAATTGAGACAAGCCGCTTTTCAAATGCTAAAAGTGTTTTACTTTGAAGCGGAAAAGCAAGTTAATACAACTTTAATACCTGAATCAGTATTAATGATCTTAGATATAAATAAGAGATATATATGTTAGCTAGAAATTACAATAAAAGAGTTGAAATATGGAATCTTACAGAAGTTAGCGATACCTTTGGAGGATTTATTGTTTCTGAATCTTTGTTAATTAAAAGATGGGCTAATATTGAAACTAAAAACGCTATAAGAACTACTGACAATGGAAAAGTAGAAAACTTTTATACAACTGTTTTTAAATTTCGTGGTATTAATTCTTTTATGTTAAGTGAAAAATTAAATTACATAAAGTATAAAGGAAATAAATTTGTCATTGACCGAATAGAAAACATAAATTTAGTTGATATTGATATAATTGTTTATTGCACAGCACAAAATTAATTTTATGGCTTTTAAACCGCAAATAAGAGGACTAGATAAAACAATATCGGACTTAAAAAAGTTTGGGGATAAGGCTAAAGATACTTTGTCTTTAGTTATGGAAGTGACAGCCAATGAAATGGAAGATTTTGCTACAAAAGAGTGCGAGAGGGTTATTGGTAAAACTAAATTTAGAAAGTTAACGGGTAAATTAATCCAGTCTATAAATGTAATTGTTGTGAATGATATGAACTACATTGTAGAAGCAGGAGGAGGACTAGCGCCGTATGCGCCATATGTAGAATTTGGAACTGGTGGATTAGTTAGCGTACCTAAAGAGTTTGATGAGCAGGCACGTAGGGCATTAGGTAAAGGAATAAAGCAAGTTAATCTACCTCCACGGCCATATATGTACCCTGCTTATATTTATGGCTTAAAACGCATAGAAGAGAATCTAAAAACAGAAATTGAGCAATTAACAAAAAAAATATAATTAAAAACCCGCTACGATTAATAGCGGGTTTTTTTATACTTAAAATCTAAGATTTATTTTTTCTCTTCTTCGATAATTATATATTTCCTCAATTAAAACCTTATATTGACCTACATTTGTGCAGTCTTGCAGTGTTGTAGGTTGTTGTTTAAGTTTTGAAATAAACTCTGTAAACTCAAAGTTTTCGTTTTTAAACATCTGATAAATAGCTAGAATAAAACTTCTTCTTAAAAACCCCTTATAGTAGGGTTCTATCATTAATATCTTATCCGCTTTCCTTTTTGCATTTTCTAAATTTTTTACTTTAAAAAGTCCTGCCTTAAATCTTGTTGCAGCAGAATTAGAGTTTCCTCCAGCTTGTTCATCAGAAAGAAGCATTATTGCGACCTGATTTTGAAAACCATAATCAGCTACAAATTGACGATAAACCTCATAGTCTTTGTAACCTAAATCACAATAACCATTCACGTAGTCTACAGTTTGCCAATTCTTCATGTTAGCATTTAAAATCTGAACTTCTTCAAGTCCATAATCTTTTCTAATAATATAATTAATAGGTAATTTTAAATCTTGACTAATTAAAAAACGGTGCTGTCCGTCAATTATTTCAAATTTTTCATTAACCATTATAATAGTGGTTAAGTGTTTTTTATTCATGCTTTCTTTTAATCGTGTCAAATGCAATTGATTTACATCACGATTTCCGTTTAAAGTTTTAAATAAAGAATAGTCTTTTGTTGTGTGTACTTGAATATCATTCATTGGTACGTTTTCAATTAAATTCATGATTTTTAATTTTAGTGTTTAGCGTTATTGCTTATGCAAATATATAACTAACTTTTAAATAAACAATACTTTTATTGTAAAATAAATTAAAATATTTTTGCATACAATAATTTATTATATTTACCAAGTCTTTTCATAATTATTTTTTAGTTGGTTTAAAACACGTTGCATTAGTAACGTGTTTTTTTGTATATTTGTATATGGATAAATTAAACCCGAGTAAATTTATTAGAAAATCAATTTTTACAGCTATCAATGGAATGGTTGTAAATGGTTTAACAATTCCATGCTATGACACAAGGGTAAGACCTAGTGAAAACCCACATTTTTATGTTTTAATGACTACGCAAAGTAAGCGTGTTTTAAAACAAAATAAGTGTGAGTATTTTTGGGAAGCAGACATTTTACTAGATATAGTGACAATATATAACGGTTCAGGAAATACAGGTAGCCGCTTGTTAGTTGATGACATAGAAAATCAAATAAAGTCATTAACACAAGATTTAGTTATTGAAGGGTTTACAACAATAATTCAATCCGAAGATTTTCCTAACAACTTAGATAACATAAACGATAATCAAATAGTTTACAGAAATTTTATTAGATACACATTAACACTTAATTAAGCAATCAATGAGCAATTTTATCAAAGGAGAAGTATCAATTCTCTCAATTCACGATGGAACGTCCTACAAGCCTGTGGCGTGCCTAACTTCTAACGCAATAGCTACTGATTTATCAGTTATTGAAAGTACAACAAAATGTAACCCTGGAATTATGGTAAGACAGCCAGGTATGTTTAGTTATTCCGTAACCGCAGAAGGTCAATATATTGACACTACTACTGTAGGTGGAGATGATGCTAAAAGATCGCATGATGCTTTGCTAGCTAAGCAATTAACAAAGACTTTGGTTAATTTTAAATTAGACACTAATGTATCTAACACTGAATCAATTAAATATTTCGGTTCTGCGGTTATTTCTAGCCTTTCAGCTGATTTTGGAAGCGGTGATGATTTAGCTACGTTTTCTTTGACATTAGATGGAAACGGATTGGTTTTACTAACAGACCCATTGGTATAATATGAAAACTAAAATAAATATTGAAGGACAAGATAGAGAGTTTGGGTTTGGTTTAGGGTTTTTAGGCGATATGTTAGAGGGTTTAGATTTAGGGTTTATTGAATTGTCAAATAAATTAGATAGCAATCCGTTTAAGTATATTCCACTAGCTATGTTGTACTCTTACAATAGCGTTAATGAGCCTAAAATAACTAACGATACTTTATTACAATGGTTAGAAAATGATGGTGGTATGCACTCAAATGCTTTAAAAGAATTTAGAGAGGGGTATGTTAAGTCGATGACTAAAAATGTACCTGTTTCTAATTCTAAAAAAAAAATAGTGAAGATTTAGCAATAAATTGGAATGAAGATGTTATATCTTTTGCAATAGGCGAACTCCAAGTTCAGAACTTACAGTCAGTATATGATATGACGTGGGCTGAGTTTCAGATTCGCCTTTTTGCATATAACCGAATTCAAAAAATGGAATGGCTTAAATTAAGGGAATTAGCATGGGCTTCATTAATTGGCTCGCATTATGACCCTAAAAAGTTACCAAAAAGCAAAGATTCATTTATGCCTTTAGATTTTGATAGGTCAAAAAGTATAGGAGTTTCAGAAGAACAAAAGGCTGCATTTATAGCGGCAACAAAGCAATATTTAATAAAATCTAGCAATGCCAAAAATAGAGATTGAAATAGGTGGGGACGTTAGTGAATTAGAAGCTAAGATATTAAAAGCCAAAGAATTACTAAAAGAATTACAAACTAAATTAAAAGAAGAGAAACTTTTAAAAGTAGATACTTCTGAAACTTTGGCAGCTATTAAAATAGCTAAATCTGAAATAGTTTCTTTACAAGCTGTTTCCAGTAAAAAAATAGCAGTTAAAATAGATGTAGATGCTGTCATTCCTGCTGATGTTGTTGCTAAAGTTGAAGATATAGCCGATACGGTTGAAAAAACCAGTAAAAAAGTTAAAAAGGTTATAATACAACCTACAATTGAAGTAGATACTAAGCCATTAGTGGAAGCGGATAAAGCGGTTGTTAATTTAAAAGAAAAGGTTGCTAAGCCTATTCCTTCGCCTAAAATAGATTTAGGAGATAAAATAGTCAATGAAACAGAAAAGGCTGGAAAAGGTTTAAATAAGCTAGGGCAACAAGCTGAAAAAACCGCAATATCTACTAATAAATTAACTAAGGCTACGGGTAACGGTAGTAACACGTTAATGCAATTTAGTCGTATTGCTCAAGATGCACCTTTTGGTATAATGGGTATCGGGAATAATATTACCGCAACTGCTGAAAGTTTTGGATATCTTTCTAAATCTTCTGGTGGTGCAGGTAACGCATTAAAAGCCGTTGCAAGTTCGTTGCTTGGCACAGGTGGTATATTATTAGCTGTTTCTTTGGTAACTTCTGCGCTTACTTATATGTCTCAGAATGGTATAACTGTAGGCGATATTTTTGATAAATTATCTGGGAAATTTGATGCGGTAGGTAACTCAATGAAAAAAGCATTTGAAGAAGGTGCTAAGAGTGCGTTTGAAGAACGTGCTGGATTATTAGGTTTAATTTCAGTTGCGCAAAGCGATGTAGTATCACGTAAAGCAAGAGCAAAAGCCGTAAAAGATTTACAAGATAAGTACCCTGCTTACTTTGGCAACCTTACCAAAGAAGAAATTATGTACGGTAATTTAACCAAATCTGTAAATGAAATTACAAAAGCGTTAATAAGCAAAGCAGTTGCTGAAAAATTAGCGACAGATGCGGTGCAACCTACAATAGACTTATATAAAGCAAATGCTCAATTAGTTGCTCAAAAAGGAGAGCAATTAAAAATGGAGCAAGCACTTGCTGCCGAAAATAAAAAAAACAAAGATGCTGGTTTCGCAGGGGCTAGTAACGCAAGTGTTAATTTAAAAAACTCTATAGCAAATAATAATTTGGCTATAACAGAAACTAGGTCAAATATTGTAGATTTAACTAAAGTAGTAGATAGTTATCAAAAAAACATAAATAAATTTAACCAAGCTAGTTCACAATTATTAATAGAGCCTGATCCTATAAAAACTATTTCAAGACCTAAATTAGAGGCAATAGAAATAAAAACTAAAATAACTACAACCGCAGTTATTGAAGATAAACAAAAAGAAGGTAGAAAAGTATTAAAAACAATACAAGATACTTTAAATATAGCAGAGAGTGAGTTTCATCCAAAAGATATTAAATTCTATATACCATTAAAACCTGAAATACCCGCTACATTTATAACAGATGCTCAAAAAAAGCTATTTGAATTAGAAGATAATTTAACAAGTATAATTGAAAATTCTTTAGCTAATACATTGGGTGGTATAGGTAGTGCTATTGGTGAAGCATTAGCAACTGGAGGAAATGTTTTACAAGCAGCTGGAGGTGCTTTATTAGCTGGATTAAGTAGTTTCTTATCGGACATGGGTACTGAACTTATTAAATACGGTACATTAGCTGTAATTAAAGGTCAATTAGATATCTCAATTGGTGCTGGAGGACCCGTTGCGATTGCTGCGGGTATAGCCGCTATCGGAGTGGGAATAGCATTAAAGGCAGCAGGTAGTGCCCTAGGCGCTAGGGCAAAAAAAGGTCAAGGAGCAAATAGTGGAGGTGGGGGCGTATCTACAGATACAGGTAACAATTCATTTAGAGGGTCAACAAGTGGCGGTTCTAGTGTGTCAACAAGTGGAGGTTTTCAATCAGTTGTATTTGAAATTAGCGGTAATAGTTTAATAGGAGTATTAGAAAACTCTTTGCAAAAAAACAGAAGGTTAGGTGGTAATTTAGCAATAACATCATAATATAAATGGCAAATAGAATTTATAACATAGAGTATAAAGACACAAATAATGTTGAATATATAATTAATATATTTAAGGAAGGCTACACAGGCGAATCTACTTTAATAGGTGGATATGCTGTACTAGAATATGGAGGTGTACGCAATAATTTAGAAACAATTAGAGGTAATGGCTTGTCATTAATTTTAGAAGCTAATCTTGATTTAACTTTAAATGATTTATATAGCGAAAACGAAAATACATTTAAAATAGAACTAAAACGCAATAATGAATTGTTTTTTATTGGTTTTATAAAGCCAGATGGTATATTTCAAGATTTCGTTAATGATAAATGGGAAATAACACTAGAGTGTGTAGATGGTTTAGGATTATTAGAAAACCTAGCTTTTGTTAAAGAAAACGGTGCGCCATACAGTGGTAAACTTTCAGCGTTAAGCATTATTGAAAAGTGCCTACGACGTTCTAATTTAAGTTTAGCTATTAATACGGCTGTAAATATTTATTATGAAGGTCAAACTCCTAGTGATGAATTAGACCCATTAACTGAAATTTACTTGAGCGTTAATAGATTTGTAAAAGACGACAAAAATACTATAATGGATTGCGCGGAAGTTTTAACATCTGTGCTAAGTTTATTTAATGCTGCAATAGTACAGCTTAATGGTCAATGGTATATTTATAGACCTAATGAGATATACAATAATTCTACAGTTAAATTTAGAAGATATATTTTAACTGCTGAGGGGTTTTTATACCAAAACATAAACGAAAGAAATTTTGAATTTAATTTAGGAAGTCATATAAATAATAAGTACCCACATCATTCAAATGGCAATCAAAGAATAGGAATTAAGGGTAGTATTTCTGCTTATAGAATAAATTATAAATATGGTTTTGAAAGTGGTTTGTTTGCAAATTCATCTTTTATTCACGAAGGATTAAATTATAATAGTTGGGTAGTACTTGATAGTAATTTAATAGTTGATGAGCCAAATATATTTACAGGAGTAAAAATAATTAATTTAGAGAATGAGTCTTTATCTCCTGTTATATCTAGCGAATCTTTAAATTTAGATGCAGATCAAATTTTTGATTTAAATATTACTTATGTTGCTGAGCCTAACACAATTATAGCAATAACATTAAAATTAGCAAAGGAAGGTTCTCCTTCGCTATATTATCAAGGAGCTACAAATACATGGATAAATAACAATCAGGCTGTAATTAATATTTTTGCAGATTCTGGAGGTGGAGTATCAATAACTTCATTAGCTGCTTTGCCAAATAGCGGAAAATTAACTGTAACTATAAACCAACCATTTCAAAATGATGAAGTTACTGGAAATACTTTATTTAACAAATTAAACATTGTAAATAAAAATAAAAGTTTTGACGTTAAAAAAGGGGAGTTCCATACAGCGTTGAGAAAAAGCAGACCTAGCTCAATAGCAAAAGATACTGTGCAAATATTTAACGGTGATAGTCCTTCTATAATATTTGAAGGTGCAATATTTAAAACCGACAACGTTACACCAACAACAACGTGGTTTAGAAGAGATGTAAATGAAAATTTTAAGATATTGCAAATAGCAGTAGAAGATGTTTTAAGAGCATCTCAGCTACCTTCTAAGGTTTTTAGTGGAAATGTTTATGGTTATATTCCTTATTTATCATTAATTGAAATTGATGGTGTTGATGGTAAATTTATGCCTATTGAATATAGTTTTGACACTAAAAATAATTTAACTACTTTAAAGAGTTTAGAATTGTTTGGGAGTGAAATAGTTGATGACATTGATTATAAATTGACCTTTGATTTTGGCAATACAGTTAAGCCAACTATTCTATAATTTACATAAATTAAAATTGATTATCTTTACGGCATGATTATATTTATTAAGGGAGAAGATAGAATTTTATCAATAGGTTTTGAGGGCGTTTTTTATCCTATAGGCTGCCTAAGTGACAATTCATTTAGCGAAAGTTCTGAAATGCTAGATACTACAACTAGAGAATCAAATGGATGGGCAACAGCGCAAGCTGTTAAACAAAATTATAACATATCTTTTAATGGATTGCAAATAAATACAACAGTAAGCGGTGGGGATACTTCAAAGTTTTCATACGATACATTAAAGCAAATTAAAAGAAATAGAGAAAAAATACAATGGAAAATACAAGGCACACAAGTGCCAAGTATAGACTATGGATTTTGCACAATTAATGAAATTTCAGAGAGTACCCCTGTTAATGAATTTATAACATTTACAGGTAATTTACTTGGTTTTGGTCAGCCTTTTTTTGCGGCGAGCGCAAACGACCCTGTATTTGTTCAATTTGAAGATAACGACTTGCAAATATTACAAAATAACGACAATTATATATATAGATAATGGCAAACAAAAAACTATCAGAATTAGCGGAAAAAGCAGCGCTTCCATTAGATTCATTAATACATATAGTAGACCCAAATGACCTATCAGACAGTCCTCAAGGCTCAGACTTTAAGTTTAAAGTTAATAAAATAGTAGAAACTAATACATCTTTACAAACTAAACGACCAATTAAAACAATTGAAGGCAATATATTAGAAGGTAATGGTAACGTTCAGCTAATAAATAAAGAGGACGTATCAAAAAAACAAAATAACTTAGATTTTGACGGAACTGGAAATAAATACCCAACTGTCGATGGTGTTAATGAGGCTATAAGTAAAATAAAAGAAGATAAAAATTTTATTTACAATCAAACAAATCCTTCAGCGGTATGGAATGTTACTCATAATCTTGAAAAAAGACCAACAGCCACAGTTGTAGATACTGCTGGGAGTCATGTTGTAGGACAAATAGACTATATAAATGACAATGAAGTTATAATCACTTTTGGAGCTTCTTTTAGCGGTTACGCATATTTTAACTAAATAATAAAAAACACACAAATGGCAGGAATAAAATATTTAGTCGATTTAGATTTAACAAAAAATCAACTATTAAACGTAGTTATTCAAAACTTAGCAGTAGCACCAAGCAACCCAAAAGATGGGCAGATTTATTGGGACACAGCCGACAAGACTCTTTATGCATGGAAGGAGTACTTTCCAGTTCCATCAACAGCACCTTTTGGAATATGGCTAGACTTAGGGACGACAGGTGTTACTGATTTAGCTTATACATCTTCAGATACAAATGGAATAGTTACTTCTAGCGCAGGTACTGATGCAACTATACCTTTAGCAACACTTGTAGCGGGAACGAATAAAGCAGGACTTTTATCCCCAGCTGAAAAAACAAAAATAGCCTTAGCAGTATTGACAAATCAGACTGATTTAACTGCTTCTTTTTTAAGCACAAGTGAAAGTCTTGTGGAAAATTCAGATACTAAATTAGCATCGCAAAAAGCCACTAAATCATATATTGATAATTTAGTGTTGACAAATGGGTCTTTAGTTTTTAAAGATGCATATAATGCAGATACAAATAGTCCTAATTTAGACAGCACTCCAATTGCTGGAATTAAGAAAGGATGGACGTATGTAGTTAGCGTTGCGGGTACTTTTTATGATGAGCCGGTAGATGCTGGAGATATGGTTATAGCGAAACAAAATGACCCTACAACACTATCACATTGGGCATTAATAAACAAAAATATACCTGAAGTATTGACTACAGTTTTAGTTGGATTTATAGTAGGCGCAAATTCTACAATAACTTCAGCAGATAGTATTTTAGTTGCTTTTGGAAAAGTTCAAGCGCAACTAAACAATAAAGAAGGTGGCATAACTGCAGGTACAACTTCTCAGTATTTTAGAGGTGATAAAACTTTTCAAGAATTAAATAAAGCAGCGGTAGGACTTGCTAATGCAGAAAACACTTCAGATTTAAATAAAGTAGTTTCTAATCCCACTCAAACGGCTTTAAATTCAAAAGCTAATTTGGCTTCGCCATCGTTTACAGGCACAGTTACAGCACCCACTTTTGTTGGAGCATTAACAGGTACAGCAAGCGGTAATTTACCATTGACAGGAGGTACTTTGACTGGAATATTAAATGGAACTTCATCTAGGTTTAGATCTCCTTTAGGAGGTGTTTTAGGTAATGAAAGCGAATTTTCACTACTTGGATCACAGTCTGGAAATAGAGGGATAAGAACCTATTCGTTAAGAACAGCAACAGGTCTTGATTGGACTACTGAAGATCATTTTATTGAAAGGTTAGTTGATACTGTTAAAATGGGATTTATTAGATTTAAAGGCTCTGGTTTGTCTTTTGGCAATTTATTTGGCGAAATGATTTCTATGCCAACCTCAGGAAATACTGGATATGTAGGAATAAAACAACCAAACCCCACAGAAAGCCTCGACGTCGTAGGTAACGGTAAGTTTAGTGGCAAAGTGACAGCGTCACCAGCAACTTTATCAACTGAGTTGGTTACTTTAGGTCAGTTAAATTCTAAAACAGGAAAAGTTGTCTCTGTTTCATTAAGCACTTCGCTTGTATCTACTTTTGCGATAGCTCACACTTTTGGAACTGATGTAATAGCAAATGCAAGATTTGTTAGTGACAATACAGTGTTTTTATGCGAAGTTATTATGACAAATAATTTAGTCACCTTTAATGTGAATACACCAATTGCTGCTAATTCAGTTAAATTTATAATCATAGGATAAAATGGCAAAACAAAAAATAAAAGCAGATTTAGAAGTAGATGGTACAGTTTCAGCAGCCAATGGAACAACATCTACTCATTTAGTAACTAAAGGACAGTTAGATACAAAACAAGATAGCTTATCGTCAGGAAATAATATTAAAACCATAAATGGAAGTAGTGTTTTAGGAAGCGGTAATTTAGTCGTAAATACAGCATTACCTTATAAAGTTTACACAGCTATATTAAGTCAAACTGGAAATAATAATCCCGATGTTTTAGTATTTCAAAATACTTTTAATTCTTCTTTTTCATGGGTAAGGACTTCAATGGGAGTATATACTGGTACTTTAACTAATGTTTTTGAAGTTCCTAATAAAAACTACGCTTCGTTAACACAAAATTATAACACAAAACAAGGTATAGAAATTGGGTCTGTCAGTACAGCTATAATTAGAACTTCAGAGGCAAATAGTAGTCCTGTTCCTGGAGATAGCAGTCTAAATAACACACCTGTGGAAATAAGAGTATATAACTAAAATGATAAAATTTATTCTAAACATATTAAAATCAGATACACCTGAAAGTAGTAAAAGACTTGTAGGTGTTTTAGGTTCTATAAGTTTAATCCTATCAATGTTTATATGGCACACAGATACATTAGTAAATGCTGTTTTAGTTTTAAGTTTAGGCTCATTGGGTATTACAGCAGTCGAGAAAATATTTAAAAAATGAATAATATTAAAGAGGTTTTAAATTGGTTAGACGTGTTTTTTAGCGTTGTTTGGGGAGTTACTGTAATTGATTTAATACCTTCAATTTCTATGGGTTATGTTTTTACGAGCGTAGATAACGTGATTAAAATAGCATTTAGCTTAGTGGGTTTGGTTTATGCGCTTTGCAGACTTATTTTTTACGTAATAAAATCACAACAAGAAATAATTAAAATGAAACGAGAAAATGGAACTAAATAAAAAGTATAAATCTTTATTTGATTCTTACCACATAAATACTCCTTTAAGAAAAGCGCATTTTATGGCTCAAATTGAACATGAAAGTGGATTAAAGCCTATTACTGAAAATCTTAATTATAGTGCCGCAGGATTGCTTAAAACGTTTGGTAAGTACTTTAATTCAGTAACGGCTAAACAAAATGAAAGAAAGCCAGAACAAATAGCAAATATTGTTTATGGCAATCGAATGGGTAATAACGAAATAGGTGATGGTTGGAAATATAGAGGTCGTGGTTTTATACAAATAACAGGAAAAAATAATTATATATCTTTATCAAAAGACACAAGGATAGACTATCTAAACAATCCTGAATGGTTATTAAGGGAAAGTGATAGCTTAATTAGTGCTTTATGGTTTTGGAATAAAAATAAGCTAAACGAATTAGCCGATAAAAACGATATTTTAGGAATAACTAAAAAAATAAATGGAGGTATAAACGGCTTAGAACATAGAAAAGAATTACTAAAAAAATACTTACAATAATAGATAATGAGAAAAGAAAAAAATAATATTATTTTATTATTCATTATAATTATATCAATTTATAGTTGCGGAAGTAGAAAAGTAGAATCTAATAAAATAGATAAAGAAATAACTATTGAAATTGAAGAAATAAAAAAAGATAGTTCATTCACGAGTACTAAAAACAATATATTTAAAACAGTAGATTTGGAAACTGTTATTTACGAACCAATTAATAATGACAAGCCATTTGTTATTAAGGGAATAAGCTACATAAACACACGTTTAATCAATCAAAAACGTAAATCTATAGTAGTAGATACAACGGTAAAAAAAGAGGTTAAAACAGCTGTTTATAATAAAAAAGAAACAAAGCAAGTGAAAGAAATAATTAAAGAAAAAAAGATACATAAAAAGTCTAATTATTTTTCAATATTTTTAGTTTTATTATTGTTTATAGGTATTTATTTTGTAATTAAAAAGTATTTTACTAGGTTTTTATAATATTTTATTTAATTTTACGCAACTAAAATAATTAATTTATGAAAAATAAACGTAGAAGGTATCGACTTAGTGATTATCAAGCTGCAAATTTAGGCTTAGAATTAAAGAAAATTAATCGGTATAGCTTAACCTTAGAGCAAGAAGAAAAGCATTTAAATAGCTTTTCAAACTTAGAAAACACAACAAGGAAAAGTATTTTAATAGATGCATTTAATAATCAAGACAATCTAAAACCTTTGCCAAAAAATATAAAGATAAGTAAAACAGGCAAAAGGGTATTAGTAATTGGAGATTTGCACGAACCATTTTGTTTAGATGGATATTTAAATCATTGTACTAATACTTATAAGAAGTATAAATGTGATACAGTTGTTTTTATTGGAGATATTATAGACTCACATTTCTCATCATTTCACTAAATTTGTACAGATGCTTTAGGTGCTGATGAAGAATTAAACGCATCAATAATTAAATTAAATAAATGGTATATAGAATTTCCAGAAGCTACGGTTATTATTGGCAATCACGATAGGTTAGTAATGAGAAAAGCAAATACTGGAGGTATTTCCTCAAAATGGATAAGACCATATAACGAGGTTTTAGAAGTGCCAAATTGGATTTTTACTGAAAGAAGAGTAATTGATGATGTACAATATATACACGGAGAATCTGGCAGAGCATCAAAGAAAGCAAAAGATGATATGATAAGTACTGTACAAGGTCATAGGCACTCGGAAATGTTTGTAGAGTGGATTGTGGGGTATAAACAAAAGATTTTTGGTTGTGCAGTTGGTTGTGGTGTAGATATAAATACCTACGCTATGAGATACGGTAAAGCATTTAAAAAGCCAGCTATTGGCTGTGCTGTTATTGAAGATGGTTTATTAGCTACTAACGTACCAATGGAGTTATAAAATGGATTTAAAAACTTGTACAAAATGTAAATTTAAATAACCTATCTTAGGGCAGAGTAAAATAGTAAAGCAAGGAATTAAATACCGTTAGTTTAAGTAAAATGAAGATTATTCCTTAGATGATAGTTAGAAAATCTATCACGGTAAACCCGCTAATTAAATTTAGTGGGTTTTTTATTGTCTTAAATTTTTGTTAAATTAATTAATAAAAGTATTGTTTAAATAACCTTATAAACTATCTTTGTAGAAACAAAAAACTTTAATTATGGAACAATTAACAATTAATTACGAAGGTTTAGATTTTACGGTTTGGGGATATTATACAAAAGAGCATAGACCTATATCATATTACGAAAGACCAGAGGATGCAGATTTTGATATTAGAGAAGTATATTTATCAGATGAAAATATTATTGAATTATTAAAAGAATATGTTGTAGATCAGCTTCAAGAATTAGCATTAGAACAATTAAAAAATAAATAATATGAGAGAAGTAGAAAAATTTTACGATTGGTTATTAAAGTGTAAAAATGTTTATTTAAGCGACAACAATAAAATTAATAATTCATTTTTGATAGTTTTAGAAAATGGAAAGCAATAGAGATGTTTTTTTAAAAATGACCGAGGAACACTATATGGATATTCCTTCGCTAACTAGACAAATGTTTTTGACTTCTAAAAGAATTGACAGCGATAGTTATGATTGGCAAGAAAATATGAAAGACGAGTTTTTCTCTAATCTTTACTATTTAAAAAAAGAAGCAACCAAAAAGCTAGAAGAAAGACAGTACCAACTTAGAGAATTAAGAATTAAAAATAAATAATTATGAAAAATATTATTATTGCATTGCTAAAAGCACAGAAAGAAATGGGTAACGCAACAAAAGACAATGTTAACCCTTTTTTTAAGTCAAAATACGCAGATTTAAACAGCGTGAGAGAAGCAGTAACACCTTTACTTAACGCTAATGGAATTGTAGTATTACAGCCTATGTGTACAATAGATGGAAGTGAATATGTAAAGACAGTTTTAATGCACGAAAGCGGAGAAGTTTTAGAGAGTTACACTAAAATTATTTGCAAGTCTCAAAACGATCCTCAGGCATACGGTAGCGGTGTTACTTATGCTAGAAGATATGGTTTGCAATCATTTATAAGCATTGGAGCAGATGACGACGATGGAAATAAAGCAAGCAAACAAGAAGTTTTTAAGCCAACTAAAGAGCAAATATCTAATGAATTGTTAATTGCAAATGCTGAAAATTTAGAAAGTTTATCTAAAATATTTAAATCGTTTGACTTACAAGAACAGAAAAGATTAACTAAGTTTACAACTGAAAGAAAATTAGAATTAACAATTAAATAAATAAATTATGCTAGTTTTAAGTAAAAATTTAGAAGAAGGTATCGACGCTAGAGACATGAAAGATGGCGAAATTGCTGTTGTTGTTTCAGGAACTTACAAAAATATAATAGTTCAAAGGTATGAAGATATTTTAATTTCATTAGGAAATGAAAGCGGTAATTCTTACTCCTTTATTTTAAATCGTAGTCGTTGCGAAGAAGGAAAGATGTTCGTAAGAGTCTTACAAAAAGGAGAAAAATTAACAATTAAATAAATAAATTATGGAAATTTTAGGTAAGGTTATCGTATTAGGCGATACACAATTAGTAGGAAGTGCAGGAACTTTTAAAAAAAGAACTGTAGTTATTGAGACAAGCGAACAATATGCGCAGACTATTCCTATTGATTTTATTCAAGATAAATGCGATATTCTTAACGCTTATAAATTAGGCGATAATGTAAAAATAGGCATTAACATTAGGGGTAACGAATATAACGGAAAATACTACGTGTCGTTAAATGGATGGAACATAAATAAGACAGATACATCAAGTACAACAGTAAAATCTACGGAATTAGTTGAAGAATCAAATGATTTGCCATTTTAATATTAAAAAAAACATTTTGAAGTATAACAAAGAGCAAAAGTATATTTTAAAACTTACAGGAGGTCCATCATTTAGAGGTGGATTTCCAAAAAACACACCTACATTTGTAATAAAAGATGGTTTTAAAATAATAGAAAGTAAAATGAACAATTTAACAAATAATAAAATGAAATAGTATTAAAAAGCCTTTCAATACATTAATAGGCTGGGTTAAGGTGCAAACAGATAATTTTTATTTTAATTAGTGAGATTTTTACGAATTAAATTATCGGGTTACAGGTTTCGAATACCATTGCATCACTAAAATTAAAATTATGATAAATGAAAATAAAGTTAAAATAGGAGATGTTTATAAAATTTGTTACAATAAAAAGATAATTATTACAGAAGATAATTGGGATTCTATAAACTATAAAGAAGTAGAGAGATTGCCTTTAGATAATTTAGTGTTAATGTCTTTTGGTTTTAAGCAATCTTTAGATTTGTTCACTTATATTTTAGATGATTTTGAAATTATTACAAATGAGTTTAGATTTAAAGCTTTAAATTACCAAAAAATTAACAATATTTATTATAATAATGGTTTTGAATTTAAAGTTATAAATCAATTTTTTTATAAAAACGAGTTAATGTCTCCAGTTAATTATGCTGATGAATTACAAAGCATCTATTTTATGCTTACTAAACAAAAATTAAAATATAAATTATGATTCCATTATACTACTGCAAAGTTTGTAACGAAAAATACGGCTACAAGCAAAATTCAATTAATTGCTGCTTACCAAAATGGGTTAAATTAAAGGAGCTTTATGAGCCGACCATAGCACAGTACCAAAAAAGTTATTACGAGCGCAAAAGCGAAGTTATTAAGGCTCAAAGCGCAATTAATTATAGTAAAAGTAAATTAAAATAAAAAATTATGATTAAAGAAATTAAATTAACAAAAAGTGACGAAGAAAATCTTTTTATAAATATTAAAAACGAAATCATTTTAAAACTACAACATATTAAATATACAGGACACCTTGATGACTTGGGAAATGAAATAGGCATTGCTGTATCTAACCATATTTGTAAAAAAGAAAAATCATTAAATATATTTGGTTTTGATAAAGAATCTTTTATTGATGGATTTGAGCATGGTTCTTCATTAAAAGATGGAACTCATTAAAATATTAATAAAAATAAAATTTAAAAAATACTTTTAATTAACAAATTAGTTGTATATTTGCTTAGTATTGTTTGGTAGAGAACTCGATACGTTTTAAAGCATTTTTATTATCCTATCAGGAAGGTACTCTACTACCGACTTGATAGGATTTTTTAATTTAAAATTATGGCAGAAAATAAAAAGTCATTTACAGCATATTGCGATTGGAACACTACATTTAATTCTTTGCCTGATGCTAAAGCAGGACAATTAATAAAGCATCTTTTATCTTATGTAAATGATGAAAACCCAGAAACAAATGATTTACTTATAAATGCAGTTTTTGCAAGTATAAAGGCTACTTTAAAAAGGGATTTAATTAAATGGGAAGCTAAGAGCGAAAAAAATAAAGAAAGCGCATTAATACGTTGGAATAAAAATAATGCAAATAAATGCGAACGCATAGAACGCAATGCGAAACATGCCGATAGTGTTAGTGATAGTGTTAGTGATAGTGATATAAAAGTAAATAACAACCTGTCGGTTGATTGGGTGGCACTTTTAAAATTCTTTAATGATGTAACAGGAAGAAACTTTAAAGTTGTAACCCCAAAAGCTAAAAAGCAAATAAAAGACAGATTAAAAGAAGGCTATGTAAAAGCTGATATTATAAATGCTGTTAATAATTGCTTCTTAGATAAATATCATCAAGAAAATCCTCACTTTTTAACTCTTGAATTTATAAGTCGAAGCGATAAGATGGATAAATACTCAACGGATGCTTTAAAAACTAAACCAAAAAAAAATAATATAAATATTAACAATTAAATTATAAAAGATGAAAAAATTTAGATTTATTTTAGCTTTATTATTTCTTACAGAAGTAATAGTAGGAATTATGCATATTGTTATAGGAGTTTTTTTAAAAGAGACTTACCCGTTTATAATGTATATAATTATGCCTTTAGCTATTCTAGCTTGTGTTTTATTAACCTTTATTTTGTCGCCTATTCTTAATTGGATAATGAGGGGTTAAGCTCAGTTATAACGGGATTCGGCTTTAAGCATTTGCAAATTTCGGAAACGTAAATTTTCCGTTACTACTAAATTTTAAGCGAAATACCAACACGAATTAACCAAATATTTTTCCGTTGCTTTCAAACCGATGTTGTGCGATGGTGCTTTTAACAACTAATATTAATCAATTAAAAACAAAAAAATGAAATACATAAACAATTTTTTAGAATACAAAAAAAATAAAATAGAAAAAGCTATTTATAGGGTTAACGATAATAATGGGAACACTTATTATAGCAGCGATTATGTTAAATGGTTGGAAGATCAATTAACTATACCCGCTGTTGTAAAATCTTTGTTACATTACAAAACCTGTGAATTTTGTAAATTACCTACTGATGGCAAGAAATGTTATAGTAAGAGATGTCCTGTATAGTGGCTATGTTTTACAACAGCCGTATAAGCGCAGTTTTAATTGTTCCTATACTTTGTTAAAAATAAGAAATAATTAAATAAAAAAATATAACAGATGAGTTGGAAACTAGAAAATAATACTAAACGCATATACAACGTTTTTAAGCGTTCAAAATCTCAAATCTATAGTGAAGATATAGAAGCTTTAAAAGAGGTCTTAAATCACGTAAATGAAGGTAACAAAGCATTAGTAAACGATAATTTACTTTTTGCAAAACTATTATCTATTCATTTAAGGCAGAATTTAAACTATTATGGTTCTATAGGTGGTGCAATAGCTGCGACAAAAGAATTACTAAAAGAACCATTAAATAATAGCTTAGAAATGCTTAGAATTGATTTAAACTCTGTAGATTTACAAAATTATTTTAAAAGCATTGGAATTGTAGATGAATATACAACTGGGCAAAGATTAAATAATAATTATTTACTAAGCGAAAATCAAAAGGAAATAGTAGATAAATGCAAAAAAAATTGGACTATTGAAAAAGTAGAAAAATCATTGATTAATAGCGTAAATGATTTTTTAAAGGATGTAGACAATTATAAGTAACGGCTAAGGCTATGAAGCCTTGCTGATTAAAAGGCACTAACTTTAAAATTAAACACAAAATGAGTAAAGAAAACGAAAACTTGGATAAAGCACAAAACGGCAATGATTTTATAGCCGATGTTAGCAATAGTACGGTATTAGAAAAACCTACTATGGGAAAATACGGATGGTACAGAAGTACTTCATTTGAAGGAGAAAGTGGATGGATTTTCGAAGGTGGTGAAGATGCTTATTATGAGGCACTAAAGATTTGGGAAGCACAACAGTAGTATTGTTGCTAACGGCGGAATATAAGAGCAGTAGCCGACAAATAAAAACTGTTCTTTCAGATTAAAACTAATATTAACAAATATACAATAGCCTTAAAATTAAGCACTATAACGGCTATTGCTTTTATACTATGTTATGGTGCGTTTATTTTTATGGGATATATAATTGTTTGGAGAAATAGCCACAGAGAACCGCATATTGACGTTGATAGTCATAATTTTAAAGAAGAGTATAGTACTTACGAAAGTGCCAAAGAATCAGCTGAGGAAATATTAAGAAATGAAAACGAAAACGAGAAAAGCCCTTGGTATTTTGACTTCCAAATTTACGAGGAATCTACTTCTTAAATGCACCATAACGTTATGCCGCTTTGAGATGGTGTGTGCTTCGTAACCGCTAATTTTCCGCTGAACGAAAACGCGGTGCGATACGGTAATTCCACTAAGTACACACTAGCTCAAAGCGGCGGTTGGCAAATCGGTTTTTTATTTATTTTAATATTCGGTTACACTTCTGCACCGTTTAAGTCGGAAGTATTTTAAAATTTATTATTATGCTTAGTATAAATAAAAATGAATTACTCAAAATCA